TCTGAACTCGGATATAACTTCCTCAATTTCATGAACTTTTGAAGTTGGATCATCAAAAGTCTTATGGGTGGCGAGAATAGATTGGATATTAAGGTAATCATCTACGTCCTTTATAAAATCACTACGGGTCGCGTACGACTTATTCGAATGTTGACTTATGGATATTTGGTTGTAATCGTCAATAACCCAACCTTTAGGTAGCAAAGCAGCTAAAACTAAAGTTATAAGATAAATTGTCGATTTGTGGCTATCGGCATTTGACGTCGATTGCGAAACTAAATCGTATAGGGTGAGGAAATTCATAGGGCCTCTGAACCTTTGATTCACCTTCTTCCTTATATCCAATACGTAAAAGGAAGTTATGACGTTTCTACATAATGTTGGGTTAGCTATCACTGTGGCTAGAAATAAGCCAAACTCTGATAGAGACGTCACAGGCTTGCCAAAGTCCTTAAATCTGTGACCCGCGTAACTTTCTGTATGTTTAAGTTGTCTTATCAGATGCAGGATATCTGCGAACTCCATAATACTTACATCCATGATCCTATAACCCTCTGTCATGGCATATCTAATTACATTTAAATTCTTCACATCAGTCCAGTTGTTAAAAAGTTTGTCCTGATTATCGTTAGAAAGTTCGAGTTGTGGATTCGTTACTCTATTGTCTATCATTCTTCTCTCCTATATAGAAAAAATTTTACTTAGGTCTGACAAATTATCTGATGATATTTCCAATTGATGACTATCTTCAGGAAGATTATTCGTATCATCTATTAGACGCCTGCTGTTCGGACTACTTATAGCCAATTTTGATATCGGATTTGACCATTTATCGGGATCAGCATATGCCGTTGGTTGGAAATGTATCTCTGGTTCTATTTGGCCGCTCTTTTTATCACCATTATCTTTAGACGTTATTATAACGCTGGGATTGAACTTAATAAAGGATCTATCACCACTATGAGCTAGTCCTGGTAGTGCCAGCCTCACCCTCGATGACAGCTCAGCGCTATAGAAATCATTAATTATGATATATGTAGTCGTGGACGCCATAGTTCTTGCCCTAATCTCATCTCGAATCGAATCATCGGCTGCGTATTCGTTCCAGAGATATACAGATTTACAACCAGAATATCTAAGAAATGAAGATAGAGATGCCAGCCATTGCGGAAATTCATTTGTTAGGTGAGCTTTAGCTGCTTCTACCCCTTTTCTAGACATTAGTGATACTGAATCTAGTATACACCCCTTAGAAACTAGAGATAATACCATAGATAATACTAGGCCATCAGACATGGTGTGCACCCTATGAATCATTCTAACGTGATGCATATCATCTCTGTAACCATGCAAAGCGGCATAAGCCATAGATATATCTAAATTAGTATTAGGCTCATCCATTATTATAAAATGGAAGTCCCTGAAAAGCTTAAGAGCCAGTGTTGTCTTACCTGATGCTGATAGTCCCACAACAGCCATGAGATAGCCAGGATCATTTTCGTAATCATGCGTGCTATTGTAGCACCAATCGTTTGACATCTGGAACACAGTGTACTTGGCATCGGCTAGACGTCTTGAGACCTCTTCATCTATAGCTAGTACCTTTGCTGCTTTAGTCGCATCGTCTGCACCATCATTCAATAATACGTTGTTGAGGCTGCTTATTATTCTATGATAACCCTGGCTTATGTTTCCAAGCGAGCCGTCGTATGTTGGCTCATGTGGACAATATATACCAGAAAGATGATAGAGATAGTTTATCAAGCTTTGTTCATTAAGAACCTCTGATGATTGAATAGGATATCTCGGGTTGCTTAAGTTGAATCGCGTGAAAAAGTTGATTATCACAGCACATCTTATTATGTCTATACGATACCATGTTTTGCTGCTAGCTTTTGTTGAATCTCTGTACGCAAAGTAGAAAACGCCAAACTCTGGCTGAGATTCCCTGATGGTTAGTATTTTGGATATTAGATCCGCAATTTCCTTCTCATTACTAGCTCCAACTACACTTTCTATTAGTCTCTTATCTAGGTTGGGTATGATACCACCAGATAATCCAAGATTTATTTTTCTCATGTTAATTTATCTCCTCCATTGAGATTTATCTAAACAAGCTTCCATTTTCGCTTATGTTAATACCAGGCCTTATTCTTTCTATAGCATAACTAAAATAGTCATACGGAATAGATAGATACGCTTGATCTAACACCTTTGGTGATATGTCGTCCTTATCAACTTTATAATGTATTGTATCTGGATCCGACATAAAGAGGGATTCTGCGTAGTTCCAGTTGGAAGTCAATTGGGGTGTATCTGTGACTCTAAACATGTTCATTAGGCTTGAACCTAAATGCCGTACGCATGCGGAATTAAAACGAGCGAACTCCTCTTCAAAACGTGGATGTGTTTGATATAGCTTCATAGCTTCCCAGAAACCATATTCAACGAAACTTTTCCCTGCCCTGAGAGATCTCTCAGAAGATAGCCTTTTCATATGTATGTTATCTATGTTAAGAATTGGGATAACATCTGAACCGTCCTTCATGAAGTTGTATCCTATGAAAGTAGCCTGATCCTCATGTGTTATAGGAATGTTCAGCTCGGATGTCCATTTAGGCAAGCTTTCCTTGAATGAAGACAGATCTTTTTCAAAACGGAAACAAATAAGATTATCATCGCCACACGATAGAAGCCTTACGTAGTCGGAGTTTCCTTTCCATAACTCATCACAGAATTGACTTAGCTCTTTTCTATCCTTAAATACTCTGAATATCATAGAAGTTACCATTGCTAATCCACAAAGCTTGACAACATCTGAAACCCCAGCCCAGCCGCTCGGATTACCATACATGTTAGACTGAGTGCCAGGCTCAGCTAAAATGGTACAACCACTCCCGCCGTCATGATCATTCTTACATAATATAGGCGCTGATAATACGGAGAATAAACTCTTAACGGTATCGGGATCGTACACACTTGACATAAGACGTAGAACCTCATCAGTCCATCTCCTTCTCATGTTCGCATCCATGTTCGATACGTCGATGCTCACAATGTAAGGAAAGCCTTTTATTGTATGTCCCATGGTATTTGGATTATGTTTCAACACGGGAGCAAGAGTCTTACTATAATATGACCTCCAGAATGTAAAGAATGGTTGCATTCCATAATTAATGGTTGCAGACAGAGCGTATATAAATCTAGCTCTCTGAGTGTACATATCGGGAACACCCTTGAGAGTCCGGCTTACAACTACTTCCTTGCCGTATATATCTATAACCTTCCGCAATCTTGGGGTTATGACACCGCTCTTATCTTTAGTTATGGACTCTGGCTGATACCTACGCCTTTCTACAAAACAGGGGTGAATACCACAGGTTTTAGAAAGATCAACGTAGTTTTTATAATTGATCAGACCTTTAGGAGTCAATTTGATGAAACGTTCAAAATTGTTTTTGAAATTTTGAATATAATACATCTTAACTGACAGATCCTTACTAAAGCTTGGAAATGATACTGTTGCAGTTTTATCATAAGAGACTGATGTCAGATCCACTCCTGTTGTGTACCGTTTCAGCTCGTTAAACACAGCGAAGACTTCAGGATGCAATTCTTCGTTGCTGTCATCTACGACGTTAGGACAGCCCTTAGGATAGAAGCTAGTACCAGCTTGTTGTAATCCATAAACGCCCTGCCTAGTTCTAAAAGGATACTCCATATACCCGAAGTTATGCGTCGGTTGTTCATCGTGACTAGCCAGATCCCTCTGAACGTTTCGGATCCTCTCGTCGTCTGAATAGAAGCCGGGTAGGACCTCTATTCTAGTCTGTTTGTTAGGTTGGCCAATCCACCTTTTTATGTCAGAATCAGCCGTAGAGTAGACGAACTCTACGAATCTGTTATCGACATCTGGACGTATGAAATCCTTCCTGTCTAGTATGCCCCTCATATTATGACTCGAACATAGATATGCTAACTTCTGGACTTGATCCTATATATCTATCATAAGAAGTGGTTCTGAGCATCATCTTAAAATCAGCATCTATAGGGTAGTTCATGAAGCCATGAACAAGATGGGCATCGGCATCACCGAAGCGCTGGGGATGTATGATCCTAATTTCCCTAGTGAGGCCGTTAGTACTCGCTAACTCCACATACTCCTCCTGCAGATGTCTTTTGATTGACAAGTCGCATTTCTCAGGTAGATCTGGCCTATATACGCTGAAGTCATATGTCTCTATGATGAAGGTCCAATCAGAAATTTGATAGAATATGGGATTAACCTTGCTGATCCTAAGTGACCTGCCTTCATAACCAGGTATGCAGATTAAAGCCTTACCGAAATCGTGATAAGGATGATCATCAAGCTCTGCGCACTGGAACTTATCCCCGACGTGCTTGATGTGTGGCTCATTAGCGAAGATAGGGTGTATCCTTAGTTTTCTATCGAGTTTAGCAACTTCAAAATGTTTAGCGTATAGGTTACCTCTCTTATCCGACACGCATCTTCCTATATCCCAAGAATAATTGTGATAAACATGAAAATGACCAGAATGTGTCTTAGATAGCTTGTCACGTAACGGATCATCTTTGGCTAGTTCTATATCCGGTCTGTAGTATATGAAAGCTGGCGCAGAGTCGTTCGTGTTAGGAAAATCTTTTACGTAAACATCGAATTTTGTGTGTTTAGTAAAGCCACTAAATATATCATTGTTGCTACCACTTGATTCTTGTGATATCTCGTTTTTATTGTTATTCTTAGCCATATATCCTCCTATTAGATTGGCTGTACAAATGGAAACTCTATTTCCATAGTTTACTCTAGAGATTGATCTTCGTCATCATATCTCTCTTTATTTCCGCTTGATCTTTTACTACTGGGCACTTCACTTAGGTTCGTTTTGACATGCTTTCCAACATCATTTCCATCACCTTTTTGTTTAGTTATGATATCTTCCTGTTTCTCTTGAGTATCAGCTACAAGTTCATCAACCTTCCTCTGTTTTGCCAAGCCAGCTACAATTTTATTATCCTTAATAGAGTCAGGCTTGTCAAGCTCAGACCTACTTTTTGAAATTTTACCTTTGTCCACAATCGTGACTTCACCACAAACCTGGGTGAGAGCCATCTTGCACATATTGTACATGGCCGCATCTTTTGGCAATTCGAACATTATATAAATATTCTTCGTGCTGTCAGTTAAGGAAGCCTCGAATATTATAGCCAATGAATACATCATCAGAGTGATTTTGTCTACATTACCACTATCTAGAAACATGGCCAACCTATCTTGATTCTGAAAATTATCCTCAGTTAAAATATAATTAAACGATGCCTCTGATGAGTCGAGCAACGTCACGTTTTTAAGTTGAGTTATCATAGACAATTTCGTGAGCGCAGCTTCATGTACATTTCTAAAGTAACTATGTATGAATCTGTGTTTTGAATTTATAGATTCAAAATTCTTAAAAACTTCAGACATGTAATTGTATTCATCATGAGGCGTCTTTTCTATGCCATCATCCTGTATATATTGGCGAAAGTCAAAGCTC